TTCAGCTGCGGCCACTTCAGCCACTGCATCACATTGCAGCAGGGGCACGGCACATAGAACCGCCGCTGATCGCTGCGCTCATACTCAGCCTCAATCCTGCTGAAGTCCTTCACCGTTGGCGTGCTCGTCAGCAGGATCTTACGTCGCGCAAATGTCGTCGCACGTTTCTCCGCCAGGCTCACCGGGTCGCCCTCGCCATCCACGTCGCTCGGGAATGCGTCGATCTCATCGCAGAAGATGTACCGGCATGGCGTTGACCGCAGACCGGTCGCAGAATTGGCACCGGTCAGGATCATCATTCCGCCCGGGAACTCCTTGCTAAACATCGTGTTGCCCGAGTCCCTACTGCGGGCTGGCGCAATCTTCGCCGCCAGCACCGGAGTGTCATTGATCAAACTCTCCAGCCGCTGCTTGCTAAGCCGCTTCGCCATGTCCACGGTCGGTTGCACCATCAGCATCGGTCCCGGTGCATGGTCGATCACATAGCCCAGCCAGTTCGCGCCGGCCTCCGTCTTGCCCGTCTGCGCGGCAAACATCATCACCACACGCTGCACCGCGCTGGTGCTGCTCAAACAATCCATCGGCTCCAGCAGGTACGGCGTCCGGCTGGTGCGCCATGGCCCCGGCTCCGCGCTTGCCTTGCTGCTCAGCCGTCGATGCTTGTCCGCCCACTCGCTCACCGTCAGCGGTTGCTCTGGCCGCAACCCATCCATCAATGCCGTCCGCCAGGTACTCATCGCTCCACCTCCGCCAGCGCCAGCAGCGCGTCTCGATGCTCATCGCTCAGCAGCTGGTGGATCACTGCCGGGTCCGTCTCGCCCGCAAGCTGGTGACTCAGCCGATCCGCCAAGTTGCTCAATGCTTCGCGGATGCTGCGGCCAATTTGGAAAGCGTCTTTCTTTACCTCCTCCGCTGGCACCAGCTCCCGCCGTTGCTGCGCTACCTGCAGCTTCGCCAGCTCCGCCTGGTAGTGCTCCCGCCTTGCTCTGCTCTCATTCAGCTCCGGTATCGCATCATCCGGCAGCGCCTCGATCACACGCTTGAGCTCCACCGGTGTGCGCGGTGCCGCTGCCTCGATCGGATCCGCTTCGTCCACCTTCGCCGCGTTGTTCCGCAACGTGTTCTTCCGCCACAACTCCAGCGCCATATCACGATCTAGCCAGCGCTTGCCATCCTTCTCAACCACCGCCGCAAGGATCCGGCTCTTCGTCGCATGAGTTACAGCCGCCTTGGTGCAACCCTTGATCGCTGCAAATTCCGAGAACGTAACAAGCAAGTTTACTGATCGCTAGGCTTTGTTAACTCATACTAAACCGCGCTTAACGGTCTAGGGGTGTCTTAAATCAAGAGCAGCTGAGACTCATTGCGGCGCAAGGGTTTAGCGGGAGCCGATGGATTGTTTGAGCAGCACCAGCGCGGTGCAGCGGGTGGTGATGATGTTTGCCGCGCAGACGGGCAAGACGGAGGCCGGCGCGAACTGGTTGGGTTATGTAATCGACCATGCACCGGGGCCGATGTTGCTGGTGCAGCCCACGGTTGAGATGGCAAAGCGGCTGAGCAAGCAGCGGCTGGAGAGCTTGATCACGGAGACGCCGGTGCTGGCGGAGAAGATCGCACCGAGCAGGAGCCGCGACAGTGGCAACACGATGTTTGCAAAAGATTTTCCGGGCGGGATGATGCTGCTGACTGGAAGCAACAGCGCAACGGGCCTGCGGTCTACGCCATGCCGCTACATCTTCTGCGATGAGATCGACGCGTTCCCATCGGATGTGGATGGTGAAGGCGACCCGGTGAGCCTGGCGGAGAAGCGTGCGACGACGTTCGCGCGGCGAAAGATCCTGCTGACGAGCACGCCAACAGTGAAGGACTTCAGCCGGATCGAGGCTGAGTTTGAGCGCAGCGACCAGCGGCGGTTCTATGTGCCGTGCCCCTGCTGCAATGTGATGCAGTGGTTGAAGTGGCCGCAGCTGAAGTGGGAGAACAACGAGCCGAGCACGGCTGCCTATGAGTGCGAGGTGTGCCATGAGCGGTTTGCTGAGATCCACAAGCCGGCGATGCTGCGCAGGGGAGAGTGGCGCGCAACGGCGCCGAGCAATGGCAAGACGGCTGGGTTCCATCTGAGCGGGTTGTACTCACCACTTGGCTGGCTGAGCTGGGCCGACATGGTGGACGACTTCTTGCGGGCGAAGACGGATGCGCCGATGCTGAAGAGCTTCGTCAATACCAGGCTGGCGGAGACATGGGAGGAAGACTTCGCGAGCAAGGTAAGCGCCGACGGCCTGCTGGAGCGGTGCGAGCATTACCAGGCGGCGATGGTGCCTGAGGGTGGGCTGGCGTTAACGGTGGGCGTTGACGTGCAGGACAACCGGCTAGCGATCAGCGTGTGGGCATGGGGCCGCGAGGAGGAGGGCTGGCTGCTGGACCACCAGGAGATCTACGGCGACCCCTCGAGGCAGGAGTTATGGAAGCAGCTTGACGAGGTGGTGCTGCGCGAATGGCCACATGCGGTGGGGCCGGCGATGCGGCCTGATGTGGTGGCGATTGACAGCGGCGGGCACTTCACGGCGGAGGTGTATCAGTATGCACGCGAACGCGCACGGCAGGGTGTGGTGGCGATCAAGGGCCAGAGCCAGCGTGGCAAGCCACCGATCGGGAAGGGCAGCAAGGTGGATGTGAACTACCAGGGGCGGACGTTGAAGCGCGGCGCAATGGTCTACCTGGTGGGTGGTGACACGGTGAAGACAACGCTGTTCGGGCGGCTGAAGCACAACGAGCAGGGCGCTGGGTTCTTGCACTTCCACATGGGCACAACGGGCGAATACTTCGAGCAGCTGACGGCGGAGAAGCAGGTGCTGCGGTACAACCGCGGCGGGTTCCCGACGAGGGAATGGGTGAAGAAACCATCAGCAAGGAACGAGGCGCTGGACTGTTTGGTCTATGCCTATGCAGGATTAAACCTGATGTATCAGCGCTTTGACCGGCGGACGATCTGGGATCAGCTGGAGAAAAGGCTGGAGGGAACAGGCAAGAAGAAGAAGCCGGCGTTGCTAGGATCGAAACAACAGCCTCCTTCAGGGGCTGCTAGTGGCTTCGTGAGCAACTGGTAACCGTGAACATCCCGAGCCAAATCCGAGCTGGTGACACGATTCAGTGGCGGGACGATGCTGGCGTGGACAATCTTGGGATTGCGATCAGCAGTTCTGATTACACGCTGACTTACTACCTGCGGACGAACACGGCAAGCGAAGGCGCGACGGTGGTGGGCACTGCCTACGGCACCGGGTGGGAGTTCACGATCGCCGCTGGTACGAGCACGGCCTTCGATGCAGGGCAGTGGTTCTTTCAGGCGGTTGCGACGAAGACTGGCAGCACGGTGACGCTGGGCGCTGGGCAGCTGCAGGTGCTAGCGGCGCTGACCTACACCGGCTCACCTGGCGCGGTTGATGGCCGCACACAGGCGCAGCAGGACCTTGCAGCGGTACAAGCGGCGATCCGTGCGATGGTCAGCGGCGGCGCGGTGGCTGAGTACACGATCGGCACCAGGCGGCTGAAGAAGATGGAGCTCACCGATCTGCTGCAGCTCGAGAGCAAGCTGAAGGCTGAGGTGAAGCGTGAGCAGGCGGCGGCATTGATCGCCAATGGCCTGGGCAATCCGTTCAATCTGTTCGTGAGGTTCTGATGGGTCTGCGCACGCGACTGTTTCGGGCGATGGGTTTTCAACCGGTGAAGCCACAGCGGCGCGCGTACCAGGGCGCACGGATGAGCCGGTTGACGGCTGACTGGGTGACGAGCGGCACCAGCGCCGACAGCGAGATCAAGTCAAGCTTTAAGGCATTGCGCAACCGTGCGCGGCAGCTGGTGCGTGACAACGACTATGCGAAGCAGGCGGTGCGCGCGATCCAGAACAACGTGATCGGCCATGGCATCCGGCACCAGGGTCAGATCAAGATGCTGCGCGGTGGCCGGCTAGATGAAGCGATCAACGGTCAGGTGCATGAGCAATGGGAGCGGTGGATGCACAAGAGCCGCTGTGATGTGAGCGGGCTGCTGGGCTTCCATGACATCGAGCGGCTGCTGGCGCGAAGCATGGCCGAATCGGGTGAGGTGTTTGTGCGGATGATCCGCAAACCATTCGGTGACAGCAAGGTGCCGTTTGCGTTGCAGATCCTCGAGGCCGACTACCTGATTGATGACGACGTGCCGCAGGCAGCGTCCGGCAACACGGTTCGGATGGGCATCGAGGTTGATAGCTACCTGCGGCCGCAGGCGTATCACTTCTACGCCAACCACCCGGGCGATGCCTATGCGGGCAACCCGCGATCAAATGGCCGGCGGCTCCGGGTGCCTGCTGATGAGGTGATCCACCTGTTCCTGCCAGAGCGGCCAGGCCAGACCAGGGGCGTGACCTGGTTCGCTACGGCATTGATGCGGCTTCACATGCTGCAGGGTTACGAGGAGGCCGAGCTGGTGCGTGCACGGGCCAGCAGCTCACTGATGGGATTCATCACCAGCCCCGAGGGCGAGCTGATGGGTGATTCGGTCTATGAAAACGAGCGGGTGAGTGAGTTCCAGCCTGGTGTCTTCAAGTACCTGCAGCCGGGCGAATCTGTAAGCGTGCCGGATCTCAATTCACCCGATGGCCAGCTGGAGCCGTTCACGCGGTCGATGCTGCGGGCCGTGGCGGCTGGTATTGGCGTGAGCTTCGAGAGCATCAGCAAGGACTACAGCCAGAGCAATTACAGCAGCAGCAGGCTGAGCCTGCTCGAGGAGCGCGATGCCTATCGGGTGTTGCAGCGGTACATGATCGAGAACTTCCATCAGCCAGTCTTTGAGGCATGGCTTGAGATGGCGGTGCTCGGCGGTGCACTGAACCTGCCTAGCTACGAGACCAACCCCGACCGCTACCGGGCGAGCAAGTGGGTGCCAAGGAGCTGGGAGTGGGTGGATCCGCAGCGTGAGGTGGATGCTTACAAGACAGCGGTCAGGTGCGGGTTCAAGACGCTGGCGCAGGTGATCAGCGAGCAGGGCGGTGATCTGGATGACGTGCTGCTGCAACGTCAGTCAGAACTGGCCAAGCTCGATGAGCTCGACATTGTGCTGGATACTGACCCGAGCGAGGTGAACGGTGGCGGCGCGTCACAGGCATTCATGCAAATGGGTGCCGAGCCTGCCTTTGAAGATACGGAACCGCCAGCGGGGGAAGAGGACTATGAGGAGCTGTCGGTGCTTGAGGATCCGCTCGAGGAGGAGGAAGACTGATGGCCAACGTCAACGGCACCGAGATCGACCTGATGCCTACCGATGGGATGCGCACGGAGGCGGAGCGCTACCGCGAGTGGAAGGCTGACGGCGAGCCAGGCGGCACCGAGGTGGCAGCAGGCAGGGCCAGCCAGATCCTGTCGGGTGATGAGCTGAGCCCTGACACTGTGATTGCGATGTCGGCATGGTTCGCGCGGCATGAGGTGGACAAGCAGGGCGAAGGTTTCAGCCCTGACGAGGACGGCTACCCATCACCAGGCCGTGTGGCATGGGCGGCATGGGGCGGCGATGCTGGCCAGGTATGGTCTGACGCGAAAGCCGATAGAATCAAGGCATTGCAAGAAGACCGCGCGATGGCTGCTAACCGGGCTGAACCTAATGAATTGAGCGAAGGCGATTTCGTTCAGTGGGATTCGAGCGGCGGCACAGCACGGGGCCGCATCGAAAGCGTGATGCGAGAAGGTTCGCTGAATGTGCCTGGCACTGAGTTCAGCCTTGATGCAACTCCTGAGGATCCGGCTGCGCTGATCAGGATCTTCTCTGAGGTTGAGGGCGAATATGAAGCTACCGAACAGCTGGTGGGTCATAAGTTCTCAACGCTGACAAAGATCGCATCATTGCGGTCGCTGGAAGGTCGCTACAAGCGCAGCGAGATGACCACCTTCGACGAGGTGGAGGAGCGCACCTATGACTTCCCGTTCAGCTCTGAGTTCCCCGTTGCCCGGTACTTCGGCAACGAGATCCTCAGCCATGAAGCCGAGGCGGCTGATCTCACCCGGCTGAATGATGGTGCGCCCCTGCTGTTCAACCACAACCCAGAGCGTGTGATCGGGGTGGTTGAGCGTGCCTACATCGACGGCAACAAGCGCCGCGGCTATGCCCGGGTGCGCTTCAGCCGCAATGCTTTCGCCCAGGAAATCTTGGGCGATGTGAAGGATGGCGTTCTCCGAAACGTCTCCTTCGGCTACTCCATCGACAAGATGGAAGAGCGAGGCAGCGGCGACTATGTTGCTA